CAAGGAAGCCAAACCGAAAAGGGGGGGGAGGACCCGCCAATGCGGCCTTCGACATGGAAACAATCGAAGAGCCGACACCAAGCACGCTACGGGACATGTTGATAGCGCCAGCGGAAACACCGGCGAACACGGTACCCAATGCGGAGAAGAATGGAACCTTCTCATCCAACGAGTCCATGAAATTCACGAATTTCTGGAATTGGTTGTTGACGGCGCGAAGACCAGTCGCGCCATACGTCATACCATCCAGCATTTTGCCGAAATCAGTGGCATGGAGTTTCGCGTAAATCTCGACGGAACGCGGGCGGGTGAGCATGGCAAGATGGGCGCGGGCACCAGCCGTTTTAAGGTCGATGTCCATTTCAAGCTTCTTATAATCTTCTTGAAGCTTCTTGGCCTTCTCACGTGCACGGGTCACATCCAAATCAAGATTGACCTCATAGTGGTAGTTCTTATCCTTGCCAGCATGGAACGCAGCAAGATTCAGCTTGTCGATGGCTGACTTGTAATCCGTTTCGATGTCATTCGGAAGACTGCGGAATTTCCGCTTCAACGCTTCCAGTTCGCGTTCCATGCTTTTCGCGCCGTCGAGATAGACCTTCGCGTGGGCGTCCATCCCATCGATCTGCTTCAGACGCTTGGACACGTTCTCAAGAACGTTGACGACCTCGGAAACATCGTTGACGTCAACACGGATGTTCGCCTTGCTGTTGCGCTTCAACTGCTGCATCGCATTGTCAAGCTGTTCGACAAGACGATTGGCGCGAGCCATCGAGACATTGTTGGAACTGCCCAGAGGCTTGACCTTCTCGATAGCATCCTGCATACTGCGAATGTGCTTCTTGACGTTATCCAAAACGTCGATCTGCTTGCTCGCATACGCCGTGGTCAACCGCGTGTTACGTTTCACCGCATCCTGATACGATTTGCTTTTCAGCGTGACCTTGCGCCAAGCGTCACCACCATTGGCGATACGCTTGTTCATCGCGGAAACGGCCTTGTCGGAAGACTGAACTTGCTTGCGCATCGTTCGCAGATCACGCAAAGCGTCGGTCAGCTCGACTTTCGGGGATACTTTACGTTTATCAATGTCCCGAAGAACACGTTTCAGATCGGAGTCATCGCCACGAATCTCAACATTCTGGACGATGCCATCATCCTCGATACGCCTTTTCGCCGCACGCCAACGAGACATGTCAACGTCAGGCGTCACACGAACATCGAAATCGTCATCAGCGTACCGGGCGAGCTTACGGCGGAGTTCTTCGCCAAACCCTTTGGTATTCGGATAAATATCGATTCCAACGGAACCGGCGAGATACTCCACCATAAGAACCCCTGTTTTTCAATCACATGCCCAGAAACGCCTTCATCGACTCGAAGTTGGCGGAAACACGCCTATCAACGCCATCGGCGGCGTGAGGGGGCATAATCGGTTTGAACTCAGGATGCTTGCCGTCCTTGAACTGCAATGTGCCGGAAACCAGCAAGCCGACCTGATTGTAAATACCCAACAGCAGACTCGTATCCTGAGTGAACCCGTGAAAACTCAAACCGGAATCACTCTCGGACTCGGCGCGGGCACGCTCATCAGGATGGTTCAGCAACCATTCCCGATACAACGACTCGTCATAGCCGGCAAGCCCGCCGATAAGGGTCAAAAGAAAACCGCCGTCATACTCATGCATGGCGGCGGGAAGATTCAGATTGTAGAACCTACGGAAATCACACGTAAGCTCTACTTTGCATTTCCGGTAGGCGTCCTTGACGCTTCGGATTTTCCCAAGGACGCGCCATAAAATGCGTTAAGCAGCGTGAACACCTGCACCAGGACAGTCGGAGTCCTGCCAGTGACCCACTTGTGGTAGGCGTCAACGTCCTTGGCGATCTTCTCGAAGAAACTATCGCTGGCAGCCACCATCCTGGCTATAGCCAGACTTGAATCGACATCATCGGAAGTCTTCTTGCGGAACACGCCGTAACTGTCGGACGCCACGGCATCGACGACCATGAAATCGCATGTCTGCGCCACGGAGAACTCATGAGCCGGAACGAACTCAGGGCATCCGGCCAGTTCCTCGTGCTGTTCGACGAACTCAGCCAGCGTGTCAGGAATCTCCGGAACGGTCTTAACAGTGTTCTTATCAGTTTTGGAAGCCATAATCTGTAATCCCCATCAAAAAACCCATCTGCCAATCGTTGGAAAGAATTGCCCCCGCACGGATGGGTACATGCGGGGGCAATAGGAAATCTCAGTCCTTCGAGGTCAAACCCGATACGGTCTGGGAGGAATCACCCGGATTCTTACCACTGGAATCCGGGCTGGTTATTTTGACACGAACGTCTCCGGGGCGAAAATCTGGTACGCGCCAACCTCACCATTGGCACCGGCCTTCAGCACGCTAGTGGATTTCACGACAGCATTGAAGCTGAACTCCGCGAAATCCTCATCGGCGAGACTGACGTTATCGAACGTGAAATCGGTCTCCGGCAGATACAATCCGAAGCTCAGCTTGTCGGAATCATCGTAGGCGAGAACGAACAACGCCAGATGCTGCACCACGGGCTGCAACGGCACGACGATGCCGCCCTGATCGCCGGCCCAACCGCCAGTGACCTTCGTGATGGTGGCCGAATCACCCTGCACGGACGCGCCGGACACGGTGATGGTCGGGGCCTCGGTAGAACTCTTCGCACCGGCGACAAGCCACGTGTCCTTCGTGGTGGTGTCCCCGCCATCCTTGCTGAAGCTGATCTTGTTGTTGTTGGAGGTATGGCCGATATTCTCCCAATTCACGACGGAACCGCTGCCAGCGGCGGCAACAGTGCCACTGTTCAACAAGAACGAGGAAACTTTGGTTGGAAGAGCGGTCTTCGCGGGAGCCGTGAACAACGTACCGCGAGACGCCTGAATCAGACCATCGGCATTAATAGCCATAATGGTGCCTTTCTACTTGAAATTGATAAAAGAAAAGGCTTGACCGATACCGGTCAAGCCTTGAACGAATCGCGGGCAGTCACAACAGCCGACAGCCCATACTCCTTGACGTTCTTGCCTTGATTCTCTTTTGAATCAGACTGCCGCTTCTGCGCCGTCACAGACACGGTGCCGACCGTTCCAGCTGTCGTGGACTCCTCGAACGGCCAACCCTGCACCGTCTTATACAAGTGACGTGCAAAACCGTGAGGATTATTACAGTCAGCGGCCAAAACCGTGAACGTCACGCCGAAACGCCACAATCCACGGTCAAACTGTTCGGGAGCGGAAACATAATAGAGAAGAACCTGTCCACGTTCACCGTAAGCGTTCAAAGGCAAGTCAAGCTCGCTGCAAACCTTCACATCAGGCCACTCCTCGCACGGATACGCCCGATTCAACAGTTCATAAACCAACTGTTCCGCATCGATTGACTCACGAACGTCAATGGCAAGACGCTGAAAAATGTTGTCCGTCACAATCTCACCCGACTCAACGAATCAAACATGATATGTTTTCCCGGAATACGCGCTCTCGGATCACGAGGCCCATACTTGTGCTCAAGCCACCGGTTGAAATAGCCGAACTCCAAATGCGGAGCGACCTGCGTGCCATCACGGCCCATGACGGACATGACAATCTGATGATGCCAGCCGACTTTGCGAACGGAAACCTCGATCCTATCCGCAACGCTTGAATGCGTAGCGGCCTCATTCGCCTTCGCGCGGACGGCAGACACGCTATGCACGGCGGCGCGGCGTGTAAGTTCCGGCCCATACATCTTCGCAATATCGGTAGCGACGCTACGTCGAACCGTGACTCTTCCCAACGCCGCCCACCTCCTTCACCCATTCAGGCTCGGAAATGCCGCCATCAAGATAATCGCCAATAACAACACGACGTGCACGAACCTCCCAATGCCGGGAGAAACGAGAACCACTCCCACGCCACGTAGGAGCGCCGTCGGCATCGTAATAATCGCCCTTATACCAGATCCGGGAATAAATGTCACCGGGCCATTCCCTCGCAAGAATCTGCAAAGGAGTGACCTCTTCCAAACCGCCGGGGTTATCCGAAGATGGCGTCTTATTCTCAGCTCCAGAAATAGAGAACATGCCAGCCTGTTGCGCACGACCCTCAACACAGCAGATGACCTTCACGGGATCGCCAGTCTGCACATACTGGCCGCCGTGCGCGTCCTGAACATGCTTGCGAGGAATCACAACGACATAATCCGTGTCGAACAGCTGTTTCTGACCACCGTAATCGGTTTGGTCATCCTCGTAGAGGTAATGGCGTTCATTCGTATCATCGTCAAACAGAAACGCCATCATCAACCTCCATAACCGGGGTCGAAACCAAGACTGATGTGTGACATCGTGCCAGCGGATTCAGCGAAACCATTCAGAATCGATTTCTCAGCTTTCGACAAGAACAGCCGGGGACTTGGATCATAGCCAGGCTGATTCTGCTGCGGATCATGCTCCGTGTACGAGTAAGAACCGTTCGCTTCGGTTTTGAACCGGTTGAAACGTACTACGCGCAACACCATTTCGCATACGACCGACGCGAAATCACTTTCAGAGAGGCGCCCCTTCTTCAAGCGTGTCCGGACAATCGGGCATTCGCTCAAACAGATGAGAGCGGCCTTTCGGCATTGAGCGGAAATCCAATCAGTGTCGAAATGCTCTTCAAATGAATCCGCGTCGGCGGAACCGTAGACGCGCATATACTTCAACCAGTCGATGTTGTCGATGATTGACGTGCTCATACGCGCCTCCTAGATCATGCGGTCAGAACAGTTGCCTTCAAAGTGCTGTTGGACTTGACCAGCACAGGCAGGGCGGAAGCGTTCACAAGCGCCTCATAGCCCGGATTGGTGCCGGTGGAATCCAGCACGACACCGACCGGACCGGCATCATATTCACGAGTAATGCCATACACGGCCTTCTCCTTGGCTTGAGCGGTCGGACCAAAAGCGGTGTAGCCCATGGACGTGTCACCCAACGCCGGAATCAACAGCACGGTGTTCTCAGGGAAGAACGACTTGACCTTGCCCGGCAGTTCAATCTTCATCTGACGCGCGTAATCCTTGTACATGTCGTCAACGATGATTACGTCTCGAATGTCGGTCATCTGCACGAGCACATACTTGAGTTCGTCATCTTTCAACAGGTTCGGCAGTGAAGCCTTAGCGGTGGTCGGATAATAGTACTTAATCATCGCGGCGTTCTTAGCCAACGCACGCCACACCTTCTTGGTGGTGAGCATGATGCTCGGAGCGTCACCTTCGACGGCATCAATCTTGTCGGCCCAGTCACGCAAGTCCTGGACCGGATCGCCGCCATCAGCCCAAGTCTGACCAGTGGACTTGTTGATGGTCAAAGACGAATCACGCGCGTAATCCCACTCATTATCGAAAGCGGAACCAGACTTCGGGGAAATCTTCGCGTCAACGATAGCTTCGACACGGTACATCTCCAAAGTAAACGCCAATTCCTTGCCAAGACGCACGAACGCCTCACGCAGATTATCAGCGGCGGTAGGAGTGGCAACCACACCATTCACTTCCGGGTCGATGGTGAAGCTCGAAGAAGCGACACCCTTTACGATATCCTCTTCGGACACACGGTGACGCTTACGCAACGGCAGCATCTCCGTATACATCTTCTTACCGCCAGCGTGAGTCTCATCGTACGGCGCCTCGGCATCATATGCGGAGTACTCAATAGTGTCCACCTCAAAACGCGGCTGGTTCGGAACCCAGCTGACGTTGACACCAGTCGGATTGTTCATGTCAGCCAGAATCTGACCGAACGGCAAAGCGGAAGTGGCACCCTGATAAGCGCCAAGCACGATGCCGGACGCTTCGGCAGGGGTAATGAAATCCTTGTTTACCAGAGCCATAGAAAAGCCTTCCTATATAAGAAAACCCGCCACAATGGGCGGGTTGGAAAATAATTGTTTAAAACGGCCGTCAGCCGAAAATACCGGCGCTCTTCAAAGCGCTCTTCAAAGCGGACACAGTGTCCTCGGACGGAGTGGCGATTTTCTTCACGCCGCCAAGAGCACTGGCGGATGCGGCGGGGAGAGTATAGGAACCGGATGCGGTCACAGTGGACAGCAGTTCGACATCGGAACCGGCACTGACGTCATAGGACAGAATCAGCCCATCAACCTTCGCGCCGTTGATAGCCACCGGCAGTTCACCCTTGTCGATCACGGCCATGTAACGCAAGCCGGAATCAACATACTGTTCCTTCAAACCCTTGCGGGTGAACTCGACCTTGACCTGAGACTCAAGGAAACCGGCAACCTTATTCTGACGGCCATCTTTTGCAGTCGGATCATACGGCCCAAAATTATTAGTGTTATTGATACGAGCCAGCGGAATGCCGGAATACAGGTATGCGACAGTGTTCTCATCGTCGATGGACGCGAAATACTTGGACTCGTTTGCACCGCCAACGAACGTGGACAAGTCAAGAGTGACCTTCTTAACACCGTCAGTAATACGGTTCAGCAGCCACTTCTGCTTATCTTGGGGCGCGGTAAAGTTCTCAGGATGAACCATAGCGTTTACCATAGGTTTACTCCTTCTTGGAATTAATCAACGAATGCTTAAGCCCAAACTCGTAGCCACTCTTCGCGTCACCCTGAGCGGGAGCGTGAACATGCGGCGCGGAATTGGACAAAGCGGTTTTCATAGCCTGTTTCCCCGTGTTACGCGAGGAATCATCGGCGGAATCATGCCCACCCGTTTCAGGTTTGCTCGGCATGAACTGAACATACGAATCGGCCCATTTGATGATCTCGTCAGGGTCGGTTTCCTTGCACAAGGCATCGAAAGCCTCGTCCGTAATCTCAGGATGCTGCTTCTGCGCGGTCAGCCTGGCGATACGAACCTCAGCGTCAGCGAGACGGCCTTCCGTGTCGGCAAGCTTTGCTTCGGCGGCATTGGCGCGATCACGATTCTCATACATCTTCTGCTCGTTCTCACGGGCCTGATGCTTCCACATGCCCAACTTCTCGGAAAGGTCATCCGCACCATTCTTTTGAGACGCCGTATTGGCGGCTACAGGAGAAGTGGCAGTGTCCTTCGGCTGCGCGTTCACGCCCGTTTCAGGCGCATTCGTAGATGCCGCCGTTTCAGCGGTATTGGTATTTTCATCAGCCATTAGGCTTGAATCCTTTCAATAGTGTTACGCGGCCTCGCCAAGCATCGACCGCATCTGGTTGAGCATGGTCTTCTGCCATGCCATAGCCTGTTTCAAATTCTTGGAAGGTTTGAACGTGAACGTTCTCCCCTCATAGCGGAAAGTCACCGGCTTACCGGCCTTCTGCACTTCCTTGTAGCGCCGGTTGAACTCGATTGCCCGATTCTCCATGCGACGGCATTGAGTCAACGTGGACTGACGGTCAGGCGTATGCCAAGCGTCCGAATCCTTCGACGGAACCGGATCAGGCGTATCCTCAGCATCCTCAGCGAGAAGCACGGGGCCAAGCTCTCCATGAGTGATCGTCTTGACTTTCACCTGCTTCAACGCGGACGCGGTAGTGCCACCGGCCTCGTCGTACAGTCGTTTCAAATCCTTCTGATTCAACTGGAATCCGGGGTCATAGTCGCTGCCAGCCGGTGCGACACCGCAATGGCAGTTAGCGTGCAACGGCAGTAGGTCGGCAGTCGAATACCAGCGGTCAGCAGCCACGACGCACAAGCCGCACGAGCCGGTCTTGGATAGTTCAGGATGCAACACCCTGCGGTATTCCAAAACCTTGCTACGCCGATACTTGTCAAGCGTGGCGCTCGTCTGCGCTCTGGACACGTCCTCGTCAACAGTGGTCTGCAACCGGTTGAACGCCTGTTCAAGCCACTTGTCAACCTCACTGAACAATTCATCGGTCTTATCAGGCCAAGACTGCGGGCGAATCGCAGGAGACTTGACAGCGGCGGAACGATACGAGTCAGCCGGACGCTGGGCCACAAGCCACGGGTCGGTATTGTCACGCGGAAACACGAGATTCGGCACATCACCCTTCGGATTGACGCCGACAATCCTCAACGTTTCATCCGCATAGGAAACACCCAACAGGCGCACCTGCTGAATCAACGCCATCTCCAACAACGCCATGCGAGCCGCGACGGCAAACGTCATGCCATCATTCCACCAGTCAGCGGGAGTCAACATATCCCACATCCTGCGCGCCTGACTCACATACTGGTTCACCAAAGCGGCACGAGCCTGTTCAAGCGTGTCGGACAACGATTCAAGCGTTTTCCCAGACATCAGGACTCAATCTCGCCTTCATCGACAAGCTCGACATCAACATTAGGCAAGCCATCCACAGCGGACTGGGTTTCATCATCCCAACCCGTAGCAGGTTCCACTGCGGCAACAAGCTTCGCAGTACCCTTATCCGACTGGCCGGAAACATTGAACTGGTCGGCAAGACGGTTCATATCATCCTCGGCAACATCCTGAGCCGTATAACCCATCTTGTGCGTGAGAATCGTCCTACGAGCCAACAGGCCGCTCTGATACAACAGTTGGCAAGCCTGAGCCTGCTCAAGCGAACTGGTCGTATCCATCGGCTTCCACACCATCTCGAACTCGCTCTGCGAAGCCTTAGACCCATCCAACGCCAAAGCCATACGAATCATACGGACAATAGGCTCAGCGTCAAGATCGTTCATGGTCTGAACCTTGAACTTCAACGTCTCACGCTTCAACTCCGCACCATTCGCGGAACCCTGCACGTCAGGCGAAAGAATGTCCAACGGAATGCCGGACACTGCGGCAAGCTGCTTCACGTCGGAAACGATGATGTTCTGCAAACCACCGGTATCGGTGGTCTGCGACTCCCAAATATCAACACCATCAGGAAGTTTCCACAACGCAGCCGGGCCAACCGCGAACGTGGACGCCAAATCAATCGGATCACCGGCCTGTTTCTCACCGTCGATGACTTCCTGATCCTCCTCGGTATACGTGGTCGGAACAGTACCCTTGATCGCACGCTGACGGAACGCCTGCATCATCGTGATGCACAGGCGGTCGAACACCTCACGGTCGATACGCTTCAACATCGGAAGATACGGCTCGAATAAGCCTTGACCGTCAACCGTGCTCAGCCGGACTATAGGCAATGAGTCACAGTCCAGAGCGTAATCGTATTCGTCGCCCTTACTATCATCCCACTTCCAGTTCGTGCCAGGACTCCACGCCTTGCCTTGATTGATGAAAACGGCAAGGTCCCCATCATCGGAAGGATTGACTACAGTACGTTCGGATTCTCTGTACGCCACACGCGAATACACACGCTTGGAGAACCCGTCATCGTCACGTTCGATACGGAACAAGGTAAGAGTCTCGACACCATGCTTGTCATCATGCGAATACATGATCGCCGCATCGTCATTGTTGGACATCCACGCTTCCCAAGGACTCAACGCCTTGATATAACGGTTTCCCTGCCCTTCTCCAACGAGAGCGAACGAACACCCGTAATCGCCCTTGTCAGGTAGTAGATGACGGCGGAGAATGAACGACAGGCCACACTGCTTGGCCATCTGGTCGGCATCGGTATCCTTCAACGAGGAATCCTCAACCTTACGGAAACCATTAGGTTGCTGCCGGTCGGTCACACTCTCGCTGATACGACGTGCGAGATTCACGACACCCAACTGGCGCATCAGTTTGTAAACGGGAGCCGCGTTCGGGTCAACACCCTGCGGAACACTGCTCTTGTCCACCATCTCCTTGCCATCCTTGAACAACTTCAACTCGGCAATATCCAAGAGACGGGAACCCCACTCCTGCGCCAACGACGTAATCACGTAAGCATCATCATCATCAATGGATGCCCCATCAATGATTAGCTGCAACTCTGCCACAGGGCACCTCTTCCATCAGTAGATTCTCGACGGCGCGTAACGCCGCTTCTCGTCAGCCAATTCCAAATACTTTCCACGCGCCGTATAAGCCAACAGGCCAGCCATGCACGCATCAATCTTGTCCGGCGAATTAGGAGACTCCTTATAAATCGCATAACCAGTACGAGTCTCCCGCCTACGCGCATTACGGAAATGATTCACCAATCGCGGATCGGCAAGCAACGCTATATCATCCTTGATGGGCTTCGACTTACGTTCAGGCTCCGTATACGGGTACCGGAACGCGGTATGAGCGTTATCCAACGCAACCTGCATGTCCTTATACCAGTTGTTAGTCCAGAACTTGATCTTGTCGCCACCCTTACGCGGCCCGACCTTCAACTTCTTCCCATAATCCTTCTCCCAGCCGCCAATCATCTGCTCGAAATAGGCGACATCAGCGAAGAATCCGACAACGTTGTAATTGTCCATCATCCAACGAACCATGCCGTCGAACGCATCACGGTTCACACGCCAAGTGGCCTTCTCGGGACCATCGGGCGCGGATTCAAGCTTTATCAGGAACAACATGCCATCGGACACGCGGCATCCAACAAGAGCCGTCGAATCATCCGACACGGAACCATCGAAGCCAAGCGTTATAGGCTCACGTTTCGTCACGAACCGTTGCCACGCGCCATCCAAACGAATCGAATTGAACGCCGTATGCATTTCATCCCGATACAGCATGTGGGACTGAATATCCGACTCGGTAAGCCAAGCGTCATGCACACTCGACAAAGTGTTGAAAAAATAGCGCATCGAATCAGCAGGATCGGAGTCAGGCTGGTAAATCTGGTCCATCTGACCATTCAGGTCAATCCACCCATCCTTCGACGGGCCAAGCTCACCATCCCAATACGTGTGACCTTCGGGGTCAACACCATCAGCATTCAACACGGTCATACGACCATCGGGCAATATCAGATGATCCTTACCGTCCGAACTCTTCGCACTCGCACCATACGCGACCTGCAAGGCGCGGAGAACCTTCTTCTCGTCAGCGAAATCATCCAAGTCGATATTCGCATACACATGGTCGAAGTAGATGCCGCTACGATGCTTGATTTTGCCCGAAGCGGTATCCCACGCATACTTGTACGATGTTTCAGCGATGGACTCTTCGCCTGGCTTGTACATGGTGGACGTTTCAAGAATCCACGGGTCTGCATCACCTTTACGTTTGCCGAGGTTACGTTGAACGGTCTTGTACATGTTGCGAAGCTTGTTCGTGTTGTACAAGTGGGTTTCATCACAGGCGGCGAACGTTTCCAAACCGCCATCCTTGGACGCGGCACCACTCGTGGTGGGAACAATCTCCCCACCCTCCGGCAATCCGATACGAGTACGGCCAACATCAAGGCCGACACCCTTCAACTGGCTCAAAGGGCCTTGATCGCAGTTGTAGTAAATCGAATCGAAGATGTTACCAGTCTGACCTTCGGCGGTAGCCAAGCAGAGAATCTGCGGCATCTGCACCATACGGCCGACAGGCTCACCCTTCGCATACGGGTAGACCTCGCCCAGAAACTCGTAAGTCTCCCCCTCTTCCGCCCAATGATCGAACCTGCAAGGAGCCAAACCCTCGAACGCGCAAATGCCAGCGGCCTTACCGGACTTGTTCTTACCCTTCGCACGCGAATAAAACACACGATTGAACCGGCGGGTACCCCACTCGGTCAACGCATAGGCGTGCAGCATGAACACGTACTCGTCCATGTCGAACGTCTCGGGCAAGCCAACACCGCCACCACGACCAACACGGAAGAAAGTCTCAATCCACCAAACCGCGAACATTCCCATCGAACGAGTCAAATCCTCGCCATGCAATTCGGGAATGCGCGTATGCATCAGGCACCACCGTCAATGACACGCAAACCCAATGCGGAAGCACGCTGCCTGTTCCGTTGAACGTTACGAGCGCCCTCGGTATCGCCCTCATACGCGGAAGCCTTCATATCGTCAGGCTGCGGAGCATCGAACTTCAACCTCACACGAGCCTCGGGCGTAATGCCCAACGTGGCCTCACGCTGACGAATCTCGGAAGCCAACATCCAACGGCCCTTAGTCTTCGGACGCCAGAAATCATCCTTCAACAACGCCAAATCCTGAACCGCGTACCAGTCGGCCTCAACACCCATACGCTGAGCCAACGGACTGACACGAAGCGACTCATACCACTTCTTCGTCCGTTCAAGCCACTCCTGCCCATCAGGACGAACAGCAGGAAACTCCAAACCCATCGGACTATCAGGCGCACGAAGAATCGGATTCTTCGACTTCTGCGCACCACGACCATTACCAGCCACAGCCAGCCTCACAATCCGCCCGTTTCAGGCAATACGCGAAGCTAGGACGTTCCACCCTCGCAACGCTTGTGAACCAGCAGACGATTCGCCAAAGTCGCACTATGCGACTTCTCCAACGGAACCTTCCACACGAAAGCGGCACCATCGGCACCACTCGAACCAACATCAACCGGCTCATGGCATTTCGCGCACAAGCCGCCACACTTCTCAACCACCTGAGAATCAGTAAAAGACTCAACAACAAGCTCGGACTCAAGCTCGGACACGTCAACCGGACGCACATACATAGTCGTTTCAGGCTTCACCGGCAACGACTTATCATCATCACGAGCACGCTTATACGCCACACGGCAACGCCCAGAACAAAACAACTGGTCGGAACGCTTCGGATCAAACCACGTATGGCATTGGGGACACATGCGCTGGCGCAACGGCTTCAGCGGAGACCCCGAATAACGGTCACGGTCGTAATGCGAACGACACAATCCCTTCGCGCACACCGGATTAGCGCAACCGGCAACCGCGCACATGAACTCATTCACTTGAAAGCCGGGTGAGAATACCAACGCTTCTCCCTCCGACTCCTACCCTTTGCACGACGAACCTCAGCAGACTCACCCTCGGTCTTCCGCTGATGATGCCAACGACACAACACCCACAAATTCTCAGGACGATCATCATCATGGACGGGATTACGAACCTTATGGTCAACCTCATTCCCATACCGTCCGCACAGGCGAACATTCCCGTAATCATCCTTGACCGGCCACTGGCACCTATGCCCATCCCGTTCAAGAATCATCGCACGGACACGCGGCCAATCAGGATTGAACCGTTCATCACGATGGGAACTAGACCACGCCACAATGCCTCCACAAAAACAGGGTTGGCCGGTGCTGAGCAGGAAAACACGCCAAATGGGAAACATCCCAGCAGGAAAAGTTCTCAGATCAACCAACCCAAGTGCTCCGGGAGGGATTCGAACCCTCACACCCTACAGGTAGCGCATTTTGAGTGCGCCGCGTCTACCATTCCGCCACCAAAGCAAAAGAACAAGCGTCCCACACTCCACCCACAACAGGAGCATGGGACGCTCGTTCAACCCCCAGAGAGCCATAAGGAACCAATGGCATCATCACAATGGCTTTTTACCGCCAGCCACGGCGCGCGGATGCTGAGGGAGTCGAACCCCCGGACCGTTCCCGGTCGCCACCTTAGCGAGGTGGTGCAATAAGCCACTCTGCCAAGCATCCAAAAGCAAGAGCCGCCACGGCGACTCAGGAGACTGTTCCCGCAGACTAGGCGGGTCAGCTAAAACTAGAGCCGCCACAAGACGACTCCGAAGACCTTTCCCACAACCTGTGGGTAGGCTGAGCACAGCATGTTGGACTCGAACCAACATCGACGGTTTTGGAGACCGCAATGCTACCGGTTGCACCAATGCCATATGTGGATGGTCACACCCATGAAGCGTAACCATCCACCGAGTCGCCGTTAACGGAAGCGTCCGCCGCTTTCATCTCCAGACAAGCCAACGCCAGCGGTAGGCGCTTGCCTTCGGGGGTAGTACTACTTCCCCAACGCGGAATGTGAAGGATTCGAACCTCCGGCACTTCACAGTGCGACTGCTTTCGGGACAGTTGCATTAAACCACTCTGCCAACATTCCAAACCCAACTTAGTTATTGTCCAAGTTGGCATGACAGCGGAATGGTGGACTGGCTTTTACCACCAACGGCAAGGAACGTGTATGTATATATGCACCCGTTTGGCCGTGCCTCCCCTTCGGTCATCAACCACCTGATTAAGGCAGGGAGCCTCTTATCCCCCACATGTTCCAGCGGGGATATTCGAGCAATACCATCGATCTCACAGGCAGCTACCCCCATGAAACCTAGAGCAAACCTCGGGAATCGAACCCGACAACCAAAAGGCTGTGCCAACATGATTGCAGACCAGCCCAAAATAATAGGTACGAGTCCATATAGGCCACGTCCGAGATAGACCAGTCGGACTGCTGACCGTACCGCATCTAGAATCTTCACACTCCCCTTGTGAGTGGACGGCCAGACGTTGATGTGGCTTAAGCTAGCTTCACCGCCATCAACATCAATCCAAGGAACATTATACACAATATGTAGGGTGCAACAACGGTTGCAACCACTAAATATGTGAAGACTTCGTGAGTAACAGGTAATCCAAAAATGTTCCAGCGAGCATTCAGCGTCAGCACTAGAGAGCCAGCGGCCCCGGCTTTTTGACCGGGGGGACACTCCCCTACCCGGGGGTTTGTTGTATGCGCAACATTGGTACACGTGTTCTATCGAACGTCTGTTCGCTCGAATGTTTGTTCGGTTGACGTGTTGCGTGTCGTGTGGTATCGCGCGGGCGCGTTCCTTTGTATGCCGTGATTGCGGGTGATGTGACTGTGCATGATCGTGGCCGTGCCTGTGGCCGTGGCCGTCGTGCCCTGGACGTGGCCGCGTCATGGCCGTGACCGCGTGGTTTTTGTGTCGCCGTCGCATGGTTGCGACACGCCGATGGATGCTAGTGTTTGCAATGGTTTATGTGGTGTCTGCGTTGTCTTGGTTTGCTATCTGACTGGATAGCATGTATAGTGAGCCATCAAGCAAACGACAACGAAAGGAACGGAGATGAACGAGAGGCCACCACCACAGAGGCCACCACCGCAAGGCCGGTGACACGAAGCCCCCCTAACAGGCGTGGCATGGATGATTGACAACTGAAGAGTGGACGCGGCAGAGACGCGGCGGAATGCGACTAGGCATGATGCACCCTCACATCATGCAAGGCCGAACCGTCGTCGAGTCGCTAACGTGGCGCGGTGTCCGGCATGGAATTGTCCCGCGCTGTCTGAGTGGTCTACGATGGCCTTAATCCAAGTTAGGAGTAAGGGCCATGAGTTTGAAAGAATTAAGGATGAAGCGCGGTCTAACGCAACGTGAGTTAGCGCAACGTAGTGGCGTGCATCATGTCGAGATTGCGCAGATTGAGACAGGTAAACGCAATGTTCGGGCGGTGTCGCTTGATACTGCACTGCGATTGTGCGATGCTCTCAAGATCGCTAATCCGCGCAAATTGCTTGATTCTGATTCTAAGTCTTCGGCGGATTGATTGAATCCGCTAGGGCTAGCGTAGTCTTTATGGCACGTCTAGCCCACGAATGAGTAGAGCCGGATAGCTGCAACTATCCGGCTCAATTGCTCAGTAATCATTAACCAACTAACTAACTAAGCCCTCTTATTCTAGCAAGGGGGCTGGAATGGAGTGTCAAAATGTATACCGTTGATGAGACCTACAAGAATATCGAAGCCGAGTTCAAGCCCCGCAGCAAGTGGAACCAGGGCGTGAAGGAAACCGCACTGGCATTGCTTGATTCGCTCGACATGCCAGAAACCGTTCTTCCCGACCACTTCGGATCGCGTCGCGCGCTGTTGCTGAACGGCGCGGACAATTGGCGGGAATACAGTTACGGCGGGTGCGCTCTCGTGTACAACGTGGATATCGCCGCCCGGTTCTTCACCCCGTCCGAAATGCGCCGGTACATGGCAGACGGGCATGATGCAAGCATGGCGTTCCGCGGCGAGCCTCTGCTTGACTTGCAGGCGCGTGCCCTCAGCCAGGCGGAGCGTGTTATCAGCCGGTACGCGCGGGAACACTGAGGGGCAAGTCATGTGTGAGAAGTGCCCCATCGATCAACGTTACCCGTACTACGGTTTTCCTGTGACGCCAGATTCCCGCAAGCTGCGGGATGAGGCCGAGCGTTACCGTGAGATCGCTATCCGCTGTTTCGTTGCCGAAAGCGATTGTGCCGACGTGAAGCGGGCGGATGCGCTGTGGCGTGAGATGTGCCGTGCCGGTGATGAGGCGCGGTTTCTGTGCAGCAATGCGCGTCGTTTGGAGATGGAAGAAGCCCTACAGTGTCGGGCTATTGAATATCCCAATTGTCCTAATCGCAAGCGTATGCGCTGACTTATTCCAGGCTTTCGGGCGTGAGCCTATCAAATCACGCCCATATAGCCCGCGTTCGGGCATTACATTCCAACACAATCGAGGTGCTTTAAAAATGTCTTTTGTTACAGTTGATTTTCCTGATATTCGTGAATCTGATTCCGCAGAGTATGCGTATCTCGCCAACGTGTACAACACTACGTATTCACACAATCAAAACGCTTGGCGTTCGCCTGATGAAAACAGGCTTGACGGAACCACGTATGCCGCGTGGTGGTTGATGGATGAATACTATACGCGCGGTGAACATGCCATGATTGGTGAGTGCCGCCGCCTATTAACGAAACGTTGCCGTGCGGAACTGCACAGCGAACACAATAGAGAGTTTTGCACCGGATTCCACACGGTTGTTGATTCCGTTCTTTCCAAGTGAGGTGTTCGCAATGCGTAAGAAGATTACTCTGCTTGTTGCCGTGCTTGTTGGCCTGTTGGCTTTCGGCGTGGCTTGTTCTCCAGCGCTTTCCGATCAGCCGGTTGCCGATCCGCATGGCACGCCTGAGCAGCAGTGGACGTGGTGGCGCGAAACCTATGCCACGAAGGATTACAACCAAGCTGACCTAGCGAGCTACCGCGAGTTGTCCAATATCCCGCAGTGCTGCATGGAGGACGGTAGCACTTCGGACGGTTACGAACGTATTTGCGAGTGGCGTGGAAGCGTTGACGGCAATCATACCGGCACGTCATACGTTTTGGTTGACGGTAGCAAGGTTTTGGAATGGTGAAACCGCTCAGGGCCGTGCGGTGAACGGCCCATCAAATAATCAAGTTTCCATACAAGGGAGTTTTAAAATGTCGAACAAAGTTAACGGCCTGTGGGCCGTCAATTCGTCCAGTGTCTTCATGTTCTTTGATTCCGTCAACACGCCTAGCGTGTGGCGTTTCGAGATGAAGGATGACGTTGAATCATGGCGTATGATTCCTGGCGTGAAGAATGCTCAGGCGGTGCGTGGTGTTGCCGCCGCATATCGTGCCGATGGTGGCACGTGGCTTGACCCTAACGGCTCCGATTATGCTCAGGCGGTGAGTGAGATCGGTGACGTGCCGTTGATCGTGGAACGTGGCGATTGCATGGTTTCCTCTGATTGTGGGGATTATACGGCGCATGGCGTGAGCCTGTCGGACTCCGACCGTGAGCATGGTTGGGAATTGTCCTACGAGGATGGCGGCATGGTTGTGTCACGTGACATTTCATTCCTCACCCCGGCCGAGCGTGACCATCCTGAGATGTGCGAAACCTACGATGATTTGCCGGTTGTCGCCCCTGAACCACAGGCGGTTGAGCCTGAACCGGATACGGTTGAGATTCCTGAAGTGCCGCCGATTCCGTCCAATGATACGCCGAAGGTGATTGCGCAGCATGGCGTCAAGGCGCGCGTGGTCACGATTCCAGGTGGCAAGTCGGTCAAGGAGTTGGCTGACGTGTTTGGTGGATATGCGCATAAGCCGCGTGGCTTCCGTGATTCCAAGGGCCGTCGCGTCGCATATGTCGCGTTCGACGGTAAGAGTGGCGTGGTTGCGTACCGCGACTACTACCAGCGTGGCAGTGACCAAACGTTGGAAGAGTCCGTGGCCGCGTACCTCGCTCAACATGAGATTGTCGAGGTGGCATGAAATGTCACGTGTCGTCATCACAGCACAGCAGGTCAAGGCCGCTTTGGAGGCTACCGGCTATTCGTCCATCGACTCGAATATTCAAACCGTGTTGAGGGAGATCGGCAGGCGTCCAGCATTGTTGACCGCGTATCTCAGCACGGTTATCAACGCCGCTGCCGACAATCTGCCTGATCCGCGTCATATGGATTGCCTGTTCTGAAAAGTTTGGCCGGACGGTACTAGGAATATCGTCCGGCCATTGCAAACAGTAATTAACTCAACCAAACCATTTGCAAGGAGATTCTATCATGTCCCGTCATTTTTACGCTGTTTATTGGCCTTACGGTGTCAACACTTTCAATTTCGACCATGAGCCGATTGGTACTGTTGTCCCATTCGATACGGCTAAAGCGCGTGACGCTTACGTTGCTGCTGACCGGTTCGACGGTAATTTTCATAAGAGCGTGCCGGATTATCGATTGATGCGCAAGATGATGCTTGGTGCGCTGAGAGAGTTCCGTTCGTTGGATTCCAAGGGCTACGAAGGTTGGCGTGTGGATGGCGTCTTCTATGAGTCTCTTGGTGATGCGTACAAGGCGATGTTCGATGCTGATGTGCAGTTGCGTTATGAACTGTTCGGTGACGTTGATTCGAGGGAGGCGTGAGTGTCATGGAAACATTGAAATTGTGGGCTGATTTTCACGTTGGTCAGCAAATGTATGCATATGACCATTTTGATATGGTCGAGCGTAAGCGTTATTGGCGTCCCGTGTCGAAAACGTATCTTGTGTACGCGTGGTTGCGTGACTTGATTCGTGGGATGCGTTACGCGCGCTTGGGTGGATTCCAGGGTTGGCTGTACTGCGTTGTCAAGGATGGCGGGTTCACCACTCAGGAGTTCATGGGGTTCAACGATGAAATCGAGGTGTTGTGATGATTGACGTGAATATGCTGCCGCGTGAGCTTACCGGCTATGTGGGCCATGTCTGCGGCCTGTGGTTCGGCAGTTATTTTATTGATTTTGAGCCTGTGTTCGTCCATTCCACGGCGGGCATCATCGGTGAACTGTACGAATACCTGGTGGATACGGTTCAGGACAATTCGATGAATGGCGGCTTGGATTATGAGGATGCGGAAGAGTACGCGAAGTTGGCGGCTACCGTTCCGTGGTCTATGGAAGAGATTGACCGCGTGGCGGAACAGTCTTTCCGCTACGTGTCTGACCGAACGTTGCAGGTGGCTTACGCCTTGTGTGTCCTCACTTTTGATGCGATGTTCCCGCAGAAAATCGAGGTTGTCAAACCGGACGTGCGGGAGACGTTGTTGAGCGTGGCGTTCCCGCATGATTGGCAGCGCCGCATGGCGGAGTCTGACCATGATCGCGTGAGCGTCTACCGCATGGGTTTGGAATGCGTGACGAAAGCGTATGACAAGGTTTTCGACCGTCTTGGGGAGGCTGACTGACATGACGCGCAGTAGGAACAGACGACTTCGCCTCATCCCATCGCACCTTCCGCTGATCCGCGACAAACTCGCGGAATACGAGCGGGTCGCATTAAAGGAGGAGATGGCTGCGCACTCGCAATACGAGCGGAGCATGGAAGCGGCTTGGAATTCCGCCGACAATCTCGCCGTCGCGCAGCTTTGGTGGATCAGCCGAGACATGACGGCGCTGGCGGAAGATACCGTCCAGGCAGGCGATTTCCCGAAAATGGACGCGCCGGCGCAAAGCGGGCTTATCTTCTTCGACGGGGGTATCCAAACCGTCACATTCACCGTGATCGACGATGCGACGGGAAGGAAGGTCGGAGCCGCCCACGTGTCGGCACTCTTCTGGCAATGCGACGGCGACGGCGATATCGAACTGATGGGCTTCACGGACCATCCATGCGGCCTTACGGAATGCGACGCGAAATCATTCTCGCTGCCGGTCGTCAAAATCACCAGCGACGTTTTCAACAGGCATGTCGGCGGTATCCAATGGTTCTACGATCTGCTGCACGCGGTATGGGCGTTGAGCGCGGAACCGCATATCTGCGAGGCAAAACCGGCGAAACCTAATATGGAGCATCCACTGCCGCCGCGTTTCGACCCCGAAATACGCAAGGTCAAGATGCTGGTGCTGCGCGAGAACCTGCATCGTCCTGGCGGAAGCGCCGATGATGACGAGCGGGTGCGACGTGAGTATTCGCATCGTTTCATCGTGCGCGGCTTCTGGAGGGATCAGGTGTATGGTCCGAATCATTCGCTGAGGCGCAGGCAGTGGATACCGCCATTCGTCAAAGGCCCGTCCGACAAGCCCTTGATCTGCAAGGAGACGGTGCGCATATGGAAACGGTGAGCGACATGATCGCCGGTTTTCTCGCCGGCCTGACGCCGGGTACAAGGGCGCAGTATCGGAGCGTCGTATCGCGATGGCTCCGCTGGTGTGCGGATAACGGCATCGACATGCTGCGGGCGAAGCGCACTCATATCGAGGTGTTCGCCGCCTATGGCGACGGCATGCGGCCAGCGGCGAAAAACACGGTGTGCAGGAATCTGAGCGTCGTTTGCTGCCTCTACCGCTATCTCTGCGAGGAGGGGTATATCGACTGCGATCCGGGCGAGCATGTGCGTAGGCCGAAACTGTACGGTCATTCGGATGGTACGTACCTCACCCGCGAGCAGGCTAGGCTTTTCTGGACGAAGCGCGTGGTATGGGTGCGCGGACGGATGCCCTGTGCAGTCTGCTGCTGTTGACCGGTGCGAGGGTTAGCGAGGCGCTTGGGTTGGATGTCGAAGACTGTCATCTGGATGACGGGCGTCCGTGGGTGCGGTTCGACCGCAAGGGCGACTGGTCTCAGCGTGTGGCCATTCCCTCCGATGCGGCCGAAGCTCTCGCACGACTCATTGGCGAACGTAGGCGTGGTGCGGTGTTCCGTGAGGATTCCGGCGCGCGTCTGCGGCAGCAGACCGCCGTGGGCATCGTATCGTCCGTGGCATTGCGCGTGGGCGTGCCGGATATTTCGCCGCATTCATTGCGGCGAACGTTCTGCACGCTCTCCCGTGACGCTGGCGTGCCGGACAGGGACATCATGGCCGCAGGCGGGTGGAACAGTCCGCAGATGCTCGACTATTACGACATGTCCCGTCGCGGGCTGAATGGCAAAGCTGGCGACGGATTGCAGGATTACCTGGGCAAGGAGGATTGATTTCCACAACACGCCCGACTTGAAATGTTACCTTTGGTAACATATATTGTAGTTAGCAACAAACGGGAAGCATCAAGGCATCCCCACAATCACAAGGAGATTGAAATGATTACCATTCGTATCGAAAAAACCAGAGGCCACAAGTGGAATGAGACTGGCACATTCGCACTGGAGTTCCCGAAGTCGGAATTACGAAAGCGCGTCTATGATTGCCAGCTCGACAAGGACGGCGAAACCGAAGACGCATGGCTTTGCATCCCGTCCGAACGGCTCCGTGCCAAGTATGAGCGGCTCGTCGCTGACGAGGAGTCCACGCAATCCGATTACGACAAGCTGTACGAAGAGCTTTCGGCTTACTCAGACACGTTGACCACCGAGCAGCTCATGGACTGGTTCATCGACCTGAACGATCCTGAAACCATCAGCGGATGGACCGAGCGCATCGAAGCCCACAACGCCTACATCGACGTGATGGAGCCGAACAATGCGGTGCTCAGGAACCCGCTTGACGTGGATTCGACGTTCCATATCCGCATCTACGATTACTTCATCGATTTCCATGAGGATAGGGAGATTGTGGACGACTTGGAGTTCACCCCGTCCGACGTGGATGCGGATGATTGGACGGAGGACATCAAACGGTGTCTTGAGGAAAACGGGTGGCGTCTTGACTCCAAGATCGGAACGGATTCCGATGATTCCGATTTGCTGGTGTTCGATTGCGTCAAGGCGTGACGTATTCCGCTGAAAATCGTTGTTCTGCCGGTTCCAGCGTGTTTTTCATGCTGGAACCGACGTTTTCCGTGTTTTCATGATTGTCTGGAGGTTTGATGACGTTTGGATCGAAGGCCGCTTTTCGCGCGGCACGGGAACGCTGCGGCATCAGTCAGAAGATGCTTGCCGACCGTTTCGGCAATGCCGTGTTGACGGTGAAACGTTGGGAGAAGCCTGGCGAGGCGGAACCACCGGCAGACGTGCAGGCATGGTTGGAAAGTATGCTCACGCAGCATGTCGAAGCGGTCGAGGCCGCGTTGGATGCGGTGGACGGGATTGAGGAAGTCCAAGGCAACCCGCCTGACCATGTTGACTTGCTCTACTATCGTTCGCAGGAACACTACGACCGTTACGGACGGGACAAAGGCGATTACGCGATCGTCAATGCCCGCAGCAGGGAGATAGCCGCGATCCTTGAATCGCAGGGTATCGAAGCGCGGTTCCGTTATCCCGAGGATGATGAAGCCGGTTTCCAACGTTTGGCGAACACTCGCTAAACGCATTTGTTGTTAACAGGGCCATTGTAGACCACTCAGACGTTGCTTAACGCGGTTTGTAGCCAGTTGTCCACTAATTCGGCTTCGTTGACTGGCTCGAAACACCATGCGTCTAATCCGACGTTGATCTCATTGTGATGCCTGCCGAACTCAAGCGGGTCATGCGCGTGCGTGTGTCCATGCAGAAGCAGCGTGTTGTTCATGCGTGGTATCGCGTATTCGGCTAATTCCGGCGCGTTCCAATTGGTTGAGACTGCGCCTAGGGGTTTGCTTTGCGTGAAGTCTTCACGCCATTGGTAGTGGCTTAAAAATACCGTGTGTGGATTGTTGCCCCACACGTCTCTGATTTCGGTGATGCCGACTCTTCCGACTTCCACGAACACGCTTGCCAACTTTTCCAGCGTGCGGCTGGAACTGTGCAGTTCGTGGTTGCCAAGAATCAGATGCCTGTTCTTGCGCGGCACATGCAAGTTTTGGATGCGCATTATCGCTTGGTCTACGCTCCACGTACCACCGGAACTGATGTCTCCGAGAATGTAGAGTTCGTCTTCCTCGCCAACATACGTGTTGATGCTTCTGATGATGTCGGCATCATGCTTCCGCCAGTCAACACAGTTCTTGAGCGGCTTATGCTCATGTTCGGCTTGTTGTTTGATCGATGCATCCTTAGCGTATCCGGGTAGCGCGTAGCCACGTAATGCAGCCACGAAAGGGTGAGCGAAATGCAAGTCACTGGTAAACCACTTCATTTGTTGTCCTTCAACATGTTCCTGTAGATGCGTGTCCCGGCTTTTATAGCAAGTTCCGGCGTACTGTAGCAGCAGGGTTCCATGCATGGGCCTGATAGCGGGTGAATCGTCGGGTTATCAATGTCGAGGTCCACGCGGCATTCCTTGTATATCACGGGAACGTATACGCCTTCATCCTCGATAATCATGATCGCACTGTACTTGGGTTTGTCCTCGTCAATGTGTCCAAAAGGCTTGAAATTCGAGAGGTCGGGGGACGGCTTGCTATCACTTGTAAATACGAATTTCTTCGTGCTTGAAGTGTCATCCACGGTTCTCTACCACCTTCCCGTACTGCTTATCCCACTTGTCCAATGCTTCTAAAATGTTCGGCAGTCCAAAATAGTCGTAGTATTGGCTGTAACGTTCGCCGCTTTTCGTCTCGAATGCGATGGTCAGCATTTCGGGGTCATCGCCACAGGTTTCGCAGACGCAGAATGGCGAATAATCGTAGCCGACTACTCGTACCGGCTGATCGTCGCTTCCGTCGAACAGTTCCGGTGATTCGACTTGCAACACGCGCATCAGCAGTTCGTTCGTTGATTTTCCAGTGGTGTTTTCCGTCATACTCCCCTACTTTCCGTTGACTTCGATTACCAGTTCCGTGTCACCATGAACGGTCGCCTTGATATCGTCATTGAGCTGATTCGACAGGTGCATGATGATGTCGGTGACAGTTTCGTAATTCAGTTTCGGGGCAATGGTGATGTCCCCATAGCCGTTGGGCACGGCTTCGATATTGTTGCTGTACACCGGCATGGAGTATTGCGTCGCTCTTAACTCCTTGAGTTTTCCTGACATGACGATTTCGCAATTGTCTAAAATGCTTATCTTCTTGCCTAAGTGCGTGGCGTTCAGATGGTCTGCTGTGATTGTCTCGCTCATTCCGCGTGGTCTCCTAGTTCTCGTTGGTAATTCTTTTGAAGGATGTTTCCGGGCGTGGGAATGTGCTGCCGTTGCTGTTCGTGATCCGTTCCAATTCCATGAACTCTTCGACCGACATGGTGACGCTTATGTTAGTGCAATCATCCGTTATCCTGACGTATTCGGTTGGCGTTTGATACAGTACGTCGTTTTCGTCATAGGACACGGCATATGTGTCGATGATTTTCAGGATCACGCCATTCATGACGTTCTCCCATGTGGTTATCAGCTGTGGCGGATTACGTATGCCCTCCGCTTCTGTCTTGTCTGTGCTTTCGTAGTGGAATCCGAGTTTTATCAGCTTGTCTATAACGGGGGTTGTTTTCTTGGTGAAGTCGAGTACCGTCATTGTGTCTCCTTCTGTGATTCTAGTTGATGCCGCTGCTGCCGAATCCTTTCTCGCCACGTTCGGTCGAATCCAGTTCGTTGACTGGCTCGAATTGCATGTGCGCGTATGGGAGGAACACGATTTGCGCTATCCGGTCTCCCTCATGCACTTCAAACGCATGTTCACCCATGTTTCTGAGGATTACGCCGACTTCGCCACGATAATTGGCATCGATTACTCCGGGCGCGTTCATCACGGTGATGTCGTGTTTCAACGCCAATCCCGAACGTGGGCAGACCAGTCCGACATATCCGGCTGGAATAGCCAGTCTCACGCCCGTATGCACGAGCGTCTGACTGCCCGCGCAGATGATCGTGTCCTCATTGCTTCTGAGGTCTGCTCCACCATCGTTCGCGTGAGCGTAACTGATGTTATTGGTTTTGCCGCTGATATGCATTTAGTCTCCGAACTTTTCGAGAATGAGTACGCCTATGACGCCGATAATCCAAGCGATTATCAGGATGATTGTGATACCGGCCAATGCGAGCAGCGGTATCCATATGGGTGCGAGCACCCATATCCACGGGTATGGGAATTGGCCCCCGATTTTCAGGAGTGCCAACATGCCGGACAACAGTAGGAGGATTAGCGTGCAGTCGATGTTGACTCGCATTATTAGTCCTCCGTGTAGAAAGTGAGCGTGTGGAGCTTTTTCTTCGCGTTCAATTGCTCTCCGAACATGCCGTACTGTTTGACTGGTTCGATCACGTCGCGCATGTGATGCGCGTGATAGGTGATGGTCTTGCCCTTGTCGGTGATGCTGATGATGCTCACTGCCGGTTGTCCTTTCCGACGAGTCCCCAAATATCGTCCACTGGAGTGGTTTGCTGCATCAGCATGTACACGTCCGCGATACGGTAGATGGGATGCCGCCCTTCCTTGCGTACCGGGGTGAGCTTGCCCCTGTGCGCCCATGATTTCAACGTGTTCGCGGATACGAGGTATCCAGCCTGTTGGAGTTTGCTTCTAATGTCCGAAGCAGTCCCCGTGTAAGTGCTGTGTTTGATCTTGTCTTGCATGAGTGTCCTCAAAAAGTTGATGTTCCAAACGTTCCTGCATCCACGGCATTTGACTTGTTTTGCCGTCTCGTCAGCGCTTAACGGCATGTTGCAGTCAGTGTTGGGGCAATTGCCCAAGCTAACCGTATGGCCTTGATTCAACAGGCGCTGGCATTTGTCGCGGGCGATGCGGATTTCAAGCGCGTACACGGGTGTTGCCGTTGAGCATAGACACGCGGGTTCGCCTTGCTTGGTTTTCTTCACGGCTATCCGCTGCGCCAACACGTTCAACGGATCGTGATTCAGGTATTCGACGCCTAAGCATTTAGCGAACGCGGATAGTGTGCCCCACACGCTATCATCCCGTTCGTCTCCCTCATACAGCAGGTCGAACACTTGCTCCCTCAATGGCGGATTATCAGAGTATCCTCCCCCGCCACCATCAGCGTCATGGTTCTTGTTGATGCGGTTCATCTTGTCGGTTTCCAAGTAGCCGATGTTCTTCGTGAACCATTCCAAGTCGGCTAGGAGCCGCTGTTCACATTCAGGGCAGAGTTGCCTGGTATCGTCTCGTTCACGCCCGCAACGCAACAGTTTGCAGTCAGCCAATCGCACGCCTTCCAAAATCATGGTATGTTGATTCCGCACCGGTGCCCGAAGGCGTGCGATTAATGCCGGAACATGTCTAGTATACCGGTTGCACCCAACCTTGCAACCGGTATTGGATTAACGTCTCAAACAGTCTCCCGCTTCCGTTTTCTCTTCTCGGGATGAAGCAGGTAGTAGTTGCGTTCGTAGGCCGCCTGTTCCTCACGGCTGAAATGGTGGAATGTCGGACGATGCGCAAGCTTGTATCGGCGGTTGCATTCCAAGACTTGCTCACGGTGGGCCATCCGCCACTGTCGCGTGTGCTCACGTTTCCGTGCGAGCTGTTCCGCAGTAAGCTTGACCGGCTTTTTCGACGCTTTCGCCTTCTTCTTTCCGACTGGCGGCTTCTCAGACGGCTTGCGCCTACCACGACGAAGAACCGCTATGTCAACCGCGAACATTTTCATGATCTCGTCGGCGGTAGGCTCATTCATTCCGTTTGCTCCAATGATTTGCAGTAGTCTTCTCGATCACGTACAACACGACGGCCTCATTGTCCAATGCCAGTGGGTTCGCTGCCGTGACGTTGATGATTTTCCACCCATCATCCAGATAGTCGATGAGTTTTGAATCATTCTGCACACGCACGCCGTTACCGTTGAACTTCGTATATACGGGGATTAGCTCATGTTCCATTATTTCGTCTCCCCGTCCTTGCCGCTAGCATTGTTCCAGTCGCAGGAAAGACCGCCTCCCCCCTTGTAGGTGTTGAAGTTGATGCATGTAACGGTTCTGCCGTCGTGCAACTCGATTCTGCACTCATAGGCCGTGAAGTCGCCTCGCACATCAATGCAGTTGCTACCGTTCTCAGCATCGTCAGCATCCGCTTCGTTCCCGCATCCGGCCAGTGGGAAAACCATTGTCACGGACACAAGCACGGCCATTAGCCCTCGTTGAATATTCTTGTTTCCTATCATTTCGTCTCCTTGATTTGCTTGATGATTCTCTCGTATGCCCGATGATGGAATATTCGCGCGCGTAAGACTGAGCATGGTTTCCAATGGAAAAGCTCGACTTCACTGGCGTACACGGGTAGGAACCATTTATGACAGTCCACGCAGTACATCAGGTCGGAGTGGAATGTGACCTTCGGATGCGGATGATCGCATCCGCTACCGCAGGATACCGCGACGAAGCATCGCACTGAGCTTTCATCCTTGGTGGGATACCCGTACACATAATCCCGTCTCATTCCGTCACCGCATGTCGTTCCACTTCGAGTACTTCCTTCGCCCGATCGATGAAGTCTTCCCGATAGCCACAGATTTCCCCGGCGTAATCCCACGCATCGTCTTCGTCCTTCGCCACATAGTCGCTTTCGATGCCATCCCACGACCACCAGCTTCGCCATAGCAAGCGTTTTGCCACGGCCTCCACCTCGGCATCAGTTGGTGGAGCGGAACGTCCGGCCATGTACGCTGCACCGGCAAGCTCCCGAACCGTCTGAAACGTCAAATCATCATCCATGCCACGCTCGTAAGCGTCGGCCTCGTCCAGCAGGATGCTCAATTCGTCCTCTTTCCGTTCGCTTCGATCATGGCGTACAGCATCTCACTCGCCGGACGCCGCCTGTAGCTATTCCGCTTGTCTCCATAGGACACGTCGTACAGGCATCTGAGCTTGTCCCCTTTGGCCGTGGGCACCAACACTTGGTCGATGTCTCGCGGAATCTGGTGGCCCACGCGCAGTTCATCCGCAAGCTCAGGCGTGGTGACTAGATAGTTTTCGTCACCGTAGAACGTCAGCCCGTGACCCGATTTGAAATCAGCCATGCATGACTTGATTTCATAGCAGGAGAAAGTGCCGAGTTCCACACTGCTTGGTTCGAGCACGTAGCCGGGCGTGAAAGGCTTGAATCCGATGTAGTCGATGCGCCTGTTCCGTGGTGTTCCAAGGTCGAAGTTAACCTCGCTAGCCCAATAGCTCACGCGATTCTTCAACCTCTTCTCGACCAGCTTGGACAGCATGGCGGTGGTTTCAGCCCTGCTCATTTCTTCCTCCTGAAGTACTTGTATTCATCGTGATGGAACAGGAACAGGTGAAGTCTCCACACCTTGACTGCCAACAGGCCCTTGAGTGTGATCGCATACCCGCCATGGACACGCTTCATGAGCTTCCTATCGGCCAATGATTCAAGTATTCGGGAAAGCTCTTGGTTCCATCGTTGTTGCCAGATGTAGCTCATCCCCTCAGCGATATACAGGCAACACATGTCCTTGTCGTATTGACTAATCATCATTAGCCTCCCTCTCAAGGATGTAGACGTTCGTCGCTGCGACGGCGTTATTCCGCAATTCCGTTGGTGGCATGGTATCCACCCGCAGAATCTGCCAACCCTCGTTCAGCAACTCTTCAAACACACCCATATTCATCAAGGTGCGCTCATCGCCGTAATCACTCCAAAAAAGTGGACAAACCTTGTACCGTTTATTCATTTCGCGTCCTCGATTGGATTGCAGTCATGTGGGGCCAGGCTTATGTCGCTGACCGTGCAGGCGTATGATTGATTTCCGTCGCGCATGATGATGGTTCTGGCGGTTGTCACTTCTTCCCATGTGCAAACGCAGAAGACAATGAATATTGCGGCCGCAGCCACCGCCATCAGTCCGATCAGCAGGTTTTCGGCGATGTCCGACCAATCCGGTTTCCATTTCATTTTTTCGCATCCTCGCTTTGATTCGGCACCTCACTGGGCATATTGCCGGAATAGCCAAGCATGGACCGGCAGTGGTCGATGATATGGTCAAGCAGTCGAGCTTGCATTATGACGCCATACACGAAAGCCTCACTGCCATCAAGCAGGTCGTTGGAATATTTGATTATCGGATTGTCAGACCGGATGACCGACTCCAAATCGGCATAGGCTTCTTCCGCATCCTCTCCCGGCGCTGGTTCAATGTCGGCAAGGATTTTCCTCCGCTGGTTCTCGCACCAGTCGATGATCTCGTTCAACGTCTTGTCTTTTTCACTCACGTTCGTAGCCATTGTTATTCCTTACTGCTCTTATCGTTCCTGTGGTTATCGTCATGGTCGAAGATGCATACGAATACGCCTAACAGCATGAGCACGCAGAGTATCGCTATCACACCCAATGTGATGACGATGAAAACGCTTGAAATGTTCCAGCAAACATCAGCCAGACTCATGATTTCCTCTCCTTGCGGAATTGTCTGATAGCATTTTCCGCGTCGTAATAGCGGGCGACAATGCGTACCCACGAATCGAACGCAGCTTCGGCAGTCTGACACACCTCGCCTTGAAGGCACCTAAGGTCGCACTCATACCGGTAGACAGTATGACGTGGATTGTGATACGTGCATTTGCCGGTGACAATTATCGGCGCGTGACCACAGTATGGGCATCTGAGGTAACTTTTCGGCTCCTCCTGCTTTTTCTTCTTCCGTCCGAACATCACTCACCCTTTCAACGGATATGGCGCAGTGGTTGGTGTAAGCGGGAACGCACGAGGATACAGGCATTCAAGCACCGTCCTCCACTTCGCGTAATCGTCCTGATCGTTCCAATAGCGTGGGATTAGGTCGCCATTGATGAACAGGGCGCTCCATGCTCCGTTCTTGTTCTTGCGAAGAAATGCGCCAGTCCGTGTCCGGTAGAAGCCCGGCTCTTCCGGCTCGTCGCGTGACGGTCTCTCCGGCAGAAGCATTTCAAGCTGTCTAAGGAGTGCCTGCGCATCATCGACGGTGAGTATCAGGCGGTTATCCTTATATGAGATTGCCACAGCATTTTTGTCTTTATCCCACCAATAAGCAGTCATTCGCTTCATCACTATTCCTCCTTCACGTTGAAGATGCGTTTGAACTCGCGTAGCGAACTCTCATAGGCGTCGGCCTTGCCGTCGATGTAACCGTTTTTGCCTTTGGCTCGAAGCTCATGCGAGTCGTCATATCGGCTTTCAATCCACTTCGCATACTCGCTGATGCGATCATCAAGGTCAGTCATTGTTGTCCCACATTCCTTCTTCGTTGGTCGCATAGTTCTTGCATTGGAATATCCGCGCCAATTTCTGAGCATCCCTGAGAACCTTCCACAACGCATATCCCCTTGATACTCTCTTGCTTATCGGATAGTCGCGTGTGGCACGGAAAAGCCAAGTGTTCTCAATCACGTCCCAATGCCATAAGACCAATTCATATCCATTGAATGTCTCATCCGGCATGGTGTAGATATGACGGATGCTGACCGCGTATTGGTTATTCATCGCTTCACCTCGTTGAGTATGAGTATCGAATCGTATGCTCTGCATAGTTGGTTCTCACCACCGTTGAGACTGATGATGACCGGCTGGAACACTCCCCCGAAAAACAGTTGCACCATGCTGCCGCTGCCGTTACTGAACTTCGTGGTCATCGATTGGAGGAAACCGTCGATAGTGGTTCCCTCAACGGTGGTGGCTATCGCACGCTTGCCAGCGAGGAATGACGATGGCAGGTGCTGCCAGTCGGTGATATGGTCATGCACATTCATGGTCGAACACCCCGTTTTCCAATCGTGCAAGCAGGTCTTTGCCGAAGTTGATTCCCGTCCCGCAGACGGCATTCTCGATGTCTTTCGTATGCTTGTCGGAAGATGGGTTGTCCCGCACTGTCTCACACTCATGAATGAGCGTGTGCAAAAAGTTGGTAAGGTTGGTCAACCGACGCTCCGCACGAGATGTATCGTTAAGATTCACTGGTATCAGCGGGAAAGCGTCAGCATCGAACGTGCGTTTGACCACGCTCCAGTCCATCGTTTCCAAATCCCCGTCAACGAACAATTGCGCATCACAGTCGATATTGTGAATGTGCCAAGCGTCACCGTCATAGCTCAACAGGTCTTCACCATCCCGAGTCGCATACCAGCCCGGTTCGGTGGGCATATCATCAGACGGGTGCGACGGGTGCGCCTGATCGTACATGGTTTTCACTTGCTTGTAGATGTCATCCAGTTCCCTTCCGTCGAACTCCACGGTCAGGCAAGTGCCAGCCTTGTCAGTGAATAGATAAGGCATTGTTTTGAAATCAATGCTTCTCAACATTTCACTCTCCTTCTTCGTTGAACGATGCCTGTAGAGTGTCCGCGAACACCTGCAATGCGTCTTTGACCTTCTCGTTGAAACCGTCCGGCACGTCCGCCGTGACATGTCCCTGCTGCATGTTGTCGAGCTTGTTGTCCGTCTTCGTGTACATCGGCACATCCACTTCGACGGATGCAAGCTCGATCTGCGGATAGTCGAACGCGCGCACACGGAACGTGACCTTGCTCGTGCCGACTTTCACTTTGTCGCTCATTGGTGTCTCCTTGGGAGGATCGTTCTGATGGTTCTTGCCGGACTCTCATAAGCAGTAAGCACCTCATACGGCCTGTGGTGGAAGTCGGCTTTGGAATGTGCCGCGCCCACAGCTTCATCCAGTGAGTCGTACACGCGGCATGTGTGAACTCCCGTATCACCTTGCGGCCAGATGATATAGCCGGTCTTGCCTGTGAAAACATTCATTTGACCGTCTCCACCGTGTTGCAGCCGATGTATTCGCCGTTATGCTTCAAGCACGCCCATGTCACGTCACCGGTCTTGACGGTTTCCATCTGGAAGCCCGCGCCGGTTTTCCCGCTGGAACCGGCTGGCGATACGGTGGACGCGATGAAGATAATCGTCATGCAGATGATCGCGACGATGATTACCCGGTCCCGGTTCATCACTCACCATCCTTTTCGATTTCATTGATCTTGTCGGCCAGCACTTTGACCGCCTTCTTGTAACATCCCCACTTGATTTCATTCCAGAATGGTTCGAGATCGGCCCAGTTCTCGGCTTCTAGAATGCCGAGAAGCCTGATGGGTCTGGCTGTGATAATGTCGTTGTCCGGCCCGAGGTACATGGCAAGGAACGGCACGTTGTTATCGATTGCGTGCTTCGCATACCAGAGTGCTTTCTTGAGGTCTTCGACACCGTTCTTGTCGCGCCACCGGTAGCAGTATTTAATTACGTTACCCCAGTCGAAGCTGAGCAAACTGGATAGTTCGATGCATTCGAACGGGCCATCCTTGTAATGCGATGGATTGATGTTGTCAGTCATTTGATTGTTCCTTTGTCGATGAATATTTGCCGTCTGTGGTGAGATACACGAGTCCATGCCAAGTCCGTACCGGCACTTCCAACTGGTCTTGAAACGATTTCACACACCAGCCGTTCTCATAAGCGATAGTCGGATGCATGTGAACGAAACCATGACAGCCCGTCGTACCCGAACCGCAAAGCAGAATCAGATTCTGCACTTGATGCTTCTCCACCCTCGTGCATTGGCTACGGAGTTTCCGATGATGCCGGGAACCGCCAACCGCATACAAGCTTCGGCCGCAACGCACGCAACGTCTCCCATCACGATCATCAACCATGCGGCACGTCTCCTTGGATGGATTGTCACTGCTCACTGGGGTTCTCCTGGAACAATCCCTTGTTGTCTTCGACCAATTGGATGCCCTCACCTATCCATCTCATGACAGGAACCGCCATCGAATTACCGAGCGCCTTGTAGCGTGGACTATCCGGCGTGTGCTTCTTCCCCTTCCACGGAATATCCGTCCATCCGTCCGGGAAACCTTGAAGCCTTTCGCATTCCAACGGCGTCAACCTGCGAACCGTCAAACCATTCATCGAATCCTCCGTATGCAGAAACTGGTCATTGTGCGTGCTGAGCGTGGCAGAAAGCTCGTCCTGCCCGAGGAATCCCTTACCCCCCCCCCGCTCCGCCACCGCGAATCTTGAAAGTGAAAACCACTAGTCTCTCCTATTAGTTGTCGGATAGATGAATGGGGCATCCTTTCCGGCGTGAGCCATCAATGTCGGAGAAAGATCGAATCCTTGTGCGGCATTCGCCTGAGTGTCCGCGCGACACATCACTCTCTCTCTCTCTCAATTTGGTAGACGGCTGGATTATGGTCAGTACTCAAAGTGGGACTCACTTCGCCAATCGCCAGACTCCGGCTCTTCTCACCCTGGCTCCATTTGAACGCCTTAATCAGGGGAACATTGTTGCCACCGGTACCCATGTGCGAGGTGAGCGTATTCGACACGTCGGGATGATCGCTGACCTTGAACCGTCCATCCTGCTGATGGAAGTCCAACATCAATCCCCCAGCGTCCGAATCTGCGTCTCCAACGCCTCCCGCAGTTCCCTGGGTAAGGCTTTGCCTCTTCTCTCGGCTCGACGTATGATCCCAGCACAGGCTCTCGCGCTCAAAAAGTACCGGCGCGGCACGCCGCCAGTCTCGAGTGTTGACGACAAGGAACACACGCTCGCGCCGCTGGGCCACACCGAAGAACTGAGCGTCCAACACTCTCCATGCCGCCCCCCCATCAGGCCAGAGTTCGGCCACGGCTTCAAGGAGCGACTGGAAGGCCCGTCCGTGTTCAGCCGACAGTACTCCGGGCACGTTCTCCCATACGATCCATTCCGGATCAATTTCTGCGCAAGCTCGGAGATATTCGAGCATGAGCTGGCCGCGTGGATCGTCCAGAGCCTTCCTGAGTCCGGCGATGCTGAATGCCTGGCATGGGCTTCCTCCCACAACGACATCTGCTGCATGGTGGTATTCCTTCCAATTAACTTTCGTCATGTCCCCTAAGTCTGGGACGTTCGGATAGTGGTGTTTGAGTACTGCTTTGGGGAATGGTTCGATTTCGGCGTATGCGACTGGCTCCCATCCAAGTGTTTGCCATGCGACAGTTGCTGCTTCAATGCCGCTGAACAGGCTGATGTATTTCACTAGGGTTCTTCCTTCTGGTTTAGCTCATTGGCTTTTTTGACGGCTGACGCCATGTCGGTCACGTCATCCTGTGATTGGAGGTGCAAGGCTTTCAACGTGTGTTCGCAAGCCCAAGTGTGGACGTGTGGCTTCGACGGTGGGATACCACCCATTTGCGCCCGGTTCTCACACCAGCCACGCCATAGGCGTATCCAATCCCCCACGGTGCTGATTCTGGCATAGTGACGGACGGAGAAAGCGTTCCAAGCATCCTGTAAATCCAAGTTCGGGTAAGCGGTGCGCATCATGCTGTCCGCCGCCGTCAACTCCGTGGAGTCTTGGAACATGGCAAGTGTCATTTCTTTGGAAGAAGAATAATATTCTTCTTCTTTCTTATCGGGTACGGGTACGGGTACGGGGCATGCGTTTGCCATCGGTTTGCCATCGTCTTGCCATGCGTTTGCCATCGGTTTGCCATGGCATTTGCCATCGGTTTGCCATGCGTTTGCCATAGCATTTGCCATCGGTTTGCCATTTTTGCCATTCTCAGGCTTCTTCCAACGACGGCTCGCCCCCTTCTTGCCAGCTTCACTCCGCTTCCTGCGCTTGGCATCCACTTCGTCACCGTCCGGCTGATAGTCAGCCCAATCATGGAACACGTATTCGTCCTTGTCGGCGTCATACTCCCACAAGCCCGCATCGCAGAGTTCCTGAACCGAATCATCGGAGCAACGGAACATGGGAATCATGTTCGCGGGGACACGTCCTTTTGTCAGCTGTTGCGCGGCCCACGTGCCTGAACGAAGCCATAATGCGGTGGCGTCATTGGACAGCATCGCCGTCTTCGGATTCATACAGAACCCATCATCGACCTTGAACCACATCAGCCCAATTCTCCATTCCCGTAGATTTTCCAGATTGCTTCCTGCCTTGGTGTGGTGCAGGGCAGGTCGTCGAAGTTGAGGTTCGCCCATCCGCTTCCCACGTGTGGTTTCGCCATCGCGTCCAAGGCTTCAGCGATTTCAACCAAGTCCGGTGGCGGGTCAAGTTTCATCACAGTTCCTTTTGCAAATGATTTCCAAACCGGGCGGATACCGGTAGGTTGACTGGTTGCTGTAGTAGGCGTCCCAGTAGGCTCCGTAGTGTGGATTGTCGGCAGTGCTTTGGTATGGGACTGCTTTCCTGTCCTGGAGAAGTTGGACGATATGGCGTCCCTTGTCGGTCAGTCTGAGCGCATTGCCGGATACCAAGCCGCGCCGTCTGAGCGCTTGAATCCACAGCCACGGTTTCTGACCTGCGTGGGGTTCCGGCATTCGACCGGTACGCCATATGCTGACAAGCGCCTCATGCTGTTGGCTGCTCAAATGGATGCCGTTGACGTTGACTGCTGGAAAAATCATCGTCCACCTCCGAGCGGCAACCCACTGTTCAACATGCCCGCCAATTCACCCAACGTGAATCGGATGAACATTCGAGTGCCCGAGTCAACGCATTCCATAGACGGTTTGGCCGGTAGCAGAGTCTCGAACTTGTCCCACACGCTCAGACTCGTGTAAGCGGGTTGAGATGCGATCCACTCACGCTCGCCCATCACGTCAGCATCGAACATGCCATCGGCTTGTATGACGAACGGATATTCAGAATCAATGTCACCAGCCAACAGTTCAGCCTTATCGAAGCATTTCACCATCGGCACGTTCGGATTGGCGAACGTCGAAACACTGATCGGCCGCCCCTTGTAGTACAGGTTCTCAACATGGTCGAGACGCTTATCGTCCAACGCCCAAGCCAAGTAATCCCAGACACGCAGTTGGAACAGCATCTCACCGGTATTCAGGCTGGTTTCCGACATCGCTTATCATCTCCTTCGTGTTTCTGACGAGACTTTCCAACCCGCCGTGAATGTCATGCAAGGGTTCTATATGGATTTCCGTATGCGGCTCATAAGGATTGCCGCCGTATGTCAACGGCATTCCCTGCCGACGTTTGACAAGCCGTTTCGCCCGTTGTCCCCATGCCATACGGTCGGGTTCCAGCATGGCGCACAACGTGAGTTTCACCTGCTGGTCATCCACGTAGGCCAAACCGTTCAACGCGTCCTTGACGAGCTTTTCCAGATTGTCCAAATCCGGTTTCCCATGACGCCCCTTATAAAACATGAGAATCATCAGCACGTCCCCGTCCAATGGTTCGGCATGAGGGTAGAACATGTGGAATTGGTTCCGCACCATTTCCTCAGCATCCCTCGTATGTTGAGGGGTCACAGCCCGATACCCGTAGAATCGTGGACGGCCCTTCGCGACGGGTTCGCCTGGAATGTCGAAATCATAGGTCATAAATCCCATATGCTCGCGTCTCCAATATCCTCCCAATAGTCTTCGGCTTCCGACTCGCATTCAGGACAAGCGGGGCCGTAATATTCGACCCCATGCTTGTCACACCATGCGGGTTCGGTCATCCCAGAGAGCGGAACCATCAGAACAGTGTCGCCTCTCCAAGCTTCTCTTCAAGATCGCGCATCAGATTCACCGACGCATCCCAATAGGAAGGCTTCAATTCAATGCTCATGCCCTTGCGGCCAAGTTTGATTGCCTCGTACACGGTCGAGCCGATGCCACCAAACGGGTCGAACACAAGCTCGCCCTTATTGCTCCACAAGCGGATGCACCGTTCGATGAAATCCAATTGCAGCGGGCAGATGTGGCGTTCATCGGTATCCTCACGGCCAAGACGCTCATTCAGCGTGTTGGTCTCTCGAATGTTCCACCAGACCGGCTGCGCCCAATCAATCCATTCCTCGTTGGAAACATCGTTCTTGATCGGCACCTGATTCTCGCCCGGCTTGCGGAACATCAGCAGATAGTCAGCCAACGCGGGACGGCTCATGCTGGAATCCTTGTTCTTCGTCACGAACATGAGAGCCTGAGCCTTCGTGCGGATGGCCTGAGCCTGTGGATTCTTGTTCACGGTGACTTCGCCGTGGAAAATCCAACCGTTCTCCACGTAAGCGCGGATTACATCACCACGGAAGTCGGTCAATCCAACCACGCCGTCAGCGGTCTTCGTGGTCACAACCTGCTGCACATGCACGCAAGCGATACGGCCCGGTTTCGTGACCCTCAACAGTTCGCGGATGATGTACCCGTAATTCTCGATGAACTCTTCACGGGAACTATTGTTGCCCAAGTCGCGGGTTGAATCGGAGTACACGTACAGGCTTGCGAACGGCGGGCTGCTCACACTCAGATCAACACTGTTGTCAGCCATTTCCGTCATGCGTTCGCACGAGTCGCCAAGCCATAGCGTCCAATCCTTGCCTTTGGCCTCATCGGTCATATACATTTCATCGACCATCATGCGGCCTTTCCGAAAGAGTTTGATTCATTCATCGTCTTTACCAGTTCGTCACTCAAATGAGTGGCCTGCTGTTCCTTGCGGGTGATGTTCTCCGCTATCTCGCGTTCCAAATCGGAAACCACCACATGCACGTCAACCACGCGCTTCTGTCCGAACCGATAGCAGCGGCGTATCGACTGGTAGTAGGATTCCCACGAGTCGTTCAAACCGCAGAACGCCATTCGAGCGCAGTTCTGCCAGTTCAAACCGAACGATGCCATGGAACCCTTCGTAATCAGCACCGGAATGTTCCCATCAGCGAAGTCAAGGAACGCCTTGGCCTTGTCTTCCGGCGACATGGAGCCTTTCACATTCACACTGCCGGGGATAAGCCTGTTCAGCATGTCCGCCTCGTCGTTCAATCCAGCCCAGATAATCCACTGTTCGCCCGGTTCGCTGTTGACAAGATCGACACAACGGTTCACACGGTCAACAAGCGTTTCCTTACGGACTCTCGCACGCCCGCCGACGCCACCAAGGTCAGCTGCGAACAATTGGCCTTCCGGGATGCTGCCGTGATAGGCGACAACATCAACGGTCTGATTCAATCCGGGCAACTCATATCCCGCATCATCACCGCCAATATCGGACGGCTTGCGCAATGCGATGGCCCATTGCGACATCCACCGCATCATCGGCTTAACCGCGTGACCTTTCAAACGCCAAATATTCCCGTCATGCACGAAATACGTGGCAAGCATCTTCACACGGGTGGCGTATCCAAGGAACTCGGCCTGATTGCATAGTTCCTCCGGGTCGTTCGGTGCCGGTGTGGCGGTACAGGCGAGACGGTATTTCGTATCCCTGAACGTGTCGATCAGCATTTTGCGGGTCTTGCCGTCCGACTGTTTCAGAATCGAAGCCTCGTCCAATACGACCGCATTGAATTTGGACACGTCGAGTTTTGGCACACGCTCATAGTTCGTGATGTTGAATCCGTCAGAGACTTCCGACTGGTCATGCACATAACGCACTTCCATGCCGATTGCGGCGCCTTCGCGGATGGTTTGCTGGCATACGGCCAACGGCGCTAGAATAAGCCCCGTCCCATGTCCGGCGCAGACTTGCCGTAACCATTCGAGTTGCATTCTGGTCTTACCAAGACCCGTATCGGCCCATATGGCTGCACGTCCTACTTTGCAAGCCCATGTGACGATACGTTTCTGCCAGTCGAACAGGGATGGGTGGAGCTGTTGCGGGCTAACGGTGATGCCAGTCTCCTGCTCGCACAGCTCCTTTCTTTTCAGAAACTCCCTATATGGAATGATGTTTGCCATGTTGGTTCCTTTTAGTCTGGATTAGAACTCGTCCGTGTTGCCGCCGAAACTGCCGAAGTCGGAAGGCTGATTATTGTTCGACGCCCAAGGGTCTCCACCCAACTGTTGAGACTGTGCGGGCTGCTGACCGGCCTGTTGCGGCTGTTGGAATCCATTGGATGGAGGATTATTGAAACCGGCTTGTGGGGCACCCTGATAGCCGCCACGTTGAATCTTCTGCACTTGCGCGGTCGCATTCCGCAATGAGGGGCCGATTTCGTCCACTTGCATTTCAACCACGGTGCGGTTCGTGCCGTCCTTCGCCTGATAGGAACGCTGTTGCAAACGGCCTTGCGCGATGACCCTCATGCCCTTGTGCAGGGATTGGGCGCAATGCTGGGCCATGTCACGCCAAATCGTGCCGCGCATGTAAAGCGTGTCACCATCCTCCCACTGGCCCGACTGGCTGGTGTATTTTCTGGGGGTTTGCGCGGTGTTTGGCTTGCGCAGG